TTTGGGAATTGGTCTGGCCAACTGTTTCGAGGCCTTACTTTGTGATGGGGATGTTGATAAGTTTGACATGCGTGTTAAAGCTTTTTTTGTGAATCTCTATTATAGCTCAATGCTCATCCACGAGGACCCTCGATCTGAGGATTACGACCTAAAGAAGAAGATAATTAAAAAGATAATAAAAGCAATTATTGCGCGCGTTACCCAGTTGTTCGGCGATATTTGGGGGATACAGCGAGGTGGGGTGCCATCCGGCTGTTATAATACCTCTCACATGGACTCCTGGGTTATGGCTCTCTATTTTTGCTTGTTCTGCGTTTATCAGATACTTATGGCACCTCCGGAACATAAAGTTATGCTTGAAGAAGAATTTATTAAGATAGTAAAGCTTATAGTTTATGGTGATGATCACGTCTATAATAAGGGAAAAGGTTTAGGCGCGACTTATTTTTCATCGACTTTGTTTGCAAAATTTTTGGAGGAATGCTTTGACGTTGAATTACGTGATGTCAGAGACGGTATACCCTTTTGTTCTCGAGAGATGAATGGGTGGCTCATTGGTGATCCCGGTATGATCTTCTTGAGACATTATGCGATAATTAATCGTAATAAGACGGCGGGGCAATCGACTTTCCTCCCTTATCGAGAGACGAGGGAGTTTATGTCGAGAGCCGTATGGGGACGTGAGCCTAAAGAGCGTGATATAATGGATACCATGTTGTCCGTTCTTGGACACGTTTATGGCACCCATGGTGCAAATTGGGATGCTTATGTATCACTTAGGCTATTCTATAAGAATTTGATTCGTAGAATAGATGGGCCTTTGGATGCAGCAGCTGATGAAATGGTTAATCGTGTTGATAGGCATGATATACGAAAGATGCGTCAGCATGGGATAACAGTTGAGGACATTAAGATTGGCTTCCCTACTTGGAAGAATCTTCAGAAAAGGAATATTGTTGATAAGGGATATCAAGATATTACTGTTAATTTTGAAGATTTGGACGATTTAGATCTGGGTGAATATGATGCCGGATATTAAAACTGGAGCACTGTCTGATAGCTGACAGCGGAAATTTCCGATACCAGAGTTAATCTAAGCCTGTGAAAGTAGTTATGGCGAAAACTGTAGTAGTACAGTCATAAATAAACAATGTGGATCCTTCTATCCATTAACAAAAGATAGGAGAAAACAAACTGTGTTTTCATAATAATTTCGAAGTACTAGG